GCAGAACACCACCAGGAATACCACAAGGTTGTAACTGCGTAGGCCAGGCAATACGGATACCTAATGCACCATTGTAGGCATAGAGATACTTACCGTCCAACCAGATATGCTTCAACGCGGGGATGGAACCCGAAGTCTGGAGCGCGGGCTTGACACGTTCAAGCGCGGCAATAAGCTCCTTACGTTCAAGCTTCATACTTTACCATCCTGTTGGGTCCTTAGCGCGGTCGGCATGTTTGTTAGAGTCAGTTGCGGGGACGGGTTTGGATTGAGCTTCTTCAATCAATAAATTCACCGTATCCCTAGCATTTTCCAAATCGTCGGTGTTCCTCCATAAAATCAATTCCGTAACCGCAATTTGCTCTCGCTCCGAAAGATTGTTAGCCAAACAGAACTTCGCAACTTCTGCAAAATCGGGTTCATTTATCTCAGGCAATACGCGCATAGGAGACTCAATAAACCCCAACTTTGCTGACTCAATCAACTTATCGATATAGTGCACCGCCTTCTGTAAATCTTGGAGGCCATTCTTCTTACGCCAACGCGAAATGTACTTTGTTGCGTTCGCCGCAAGATATTCTGTGTGTGTTTCGATAATCAGATCCCAATGAATATACCCATCCGAACGATAATGTTTAGGAACCCGTTCGTCATTAGCCGGCATCGGAAGCCTCACCTCATTGCCTTCTTACTCATACGTCGTGAAATCCACTGCTCGGCAGATAGTCTCCAATCCGAGTCTTGAACCGTCTCCAAGAGCGCCAGCGCAGTCTTGATATTCTTCACCTTCCAGTTCCGGTGCACCCAATAGAGCGGCACCGCGATGTTGGTAAAGAACGGGTTGGCATAACCGTTCGTGTGCGCTGCAACACACCCTTCAGCAAAGAACCGATGAAGGTCTGTATCAAAGCGGTTTGGGTCTTTTACAAGCGGGACGACCTCGCCAGGGTAGTCCTTGGTATAACCTTCCTCAAGAATTGCCTTGCCTTCAAGCTTATCCAATACATCCAGATAGGCATGAAAATTGTTGCTGATTTGATAATAAGTTCCGACGCCCACACCAATTCGCGCTGCGAGATACTCCTGCAAAAACGCGAACTGCACAGCATTTGAACCGGCAAGCCCCCAAATCAAATCGTTTGATCGACAGCAGACGGTGATGTCAAGAACTCTATTATCCGAATTATCTGATAAGTAGTGAATTCTTCGAACTCTAAAATAGCAATGCGTATTACAAGGCTTGTCACGAACCGGGATACCCAGATCAGATACGGGGTCCCACATGGTCAACACAGCTTGACGATCCTGCGGGTTCTTCGTGAGCATAGAAGCAATCATGCTCAACTGATTTGGCATTCTCGGATTAGGATGTCCTCCACCTTCCATTTCAAAATGATGCAACCACCTATATCCATAACTTCCGTGAAGTGTGCCATCCTCTTCAGCAAATCGCAAAGAGAAATCATGCACGAATTGATCCAGCCACCGAGCATCGTTCCTACCAGCCAAAAGCCACAGGCTTTCCATCAAATGAAATACTGGGTTAGCATCGCGGGCAGCAGAGAACAACACACGCTCTTGCGGATGAGAATAGACCGTCGTCACCGGAACCGGAGAGACTAGTACGGGGCCGGCGCGGCTATCCTCACGAACGCCATGCTCATAGAGGTATTTCAAGCCTTCCTGTAAAGCTTGGTTAACATTCCGGACGTGTAAGACTTTCACGACGCAAACCTCTCGACATAATACATGATTTTCTCGCGCTCGGTATGACTGAAATTCACTAAGCACTTTCCAAGTTCAGAACGCACGTCGTTGATGATAGGAAGAGCATACTGATTGCCCATCTTGAACTCAGTCTGCCCCATCTCTAGCATATCAATCAGATCGCAAATCTTGACCCGATGCTTTTCCTCTTCAGACAAAATGATAAGGTCTTCAATATTGCCTCCAATCATTTTAACTAAGGCTTGCCTTTCAATCACATCACACTCATGCTTCAAACGCGGGTTGTTCTTCTTGACCGGGAAGGGCAAGTCACCAAGAACAAGCTCCCCAGCATCATGCCAAATCAAATGCGTACAAACGTCGGGCGGAAGTGGCCCCCAAATCTGCCAATAAATTCGCATAGTCTGCCAAGTATGCTCGCCAACCGATTGCTGTCGGTGCATACTCCACGTATGATACCTCTGTACCTGCCCTGCCAAACGCGGTGTAGCAAAGACTTCATCGCGGGTCAAAACGCAGTCTCCGGCTTGTACCTGGAACGCGGTCGGCCTTCACCCAACTGGGTTTTGCTATATTTCGAATACTCGCAAAGTGTATTTTGAACGTCCATCAGTGACAAGTCTGAAAATTCAGAACCGAGCGCGTCTATTATTTGTTGTCGCCAAACTTGAAGCTGAGCACACCACTCCTCTTCCTTATGGCAAGTCTTGAGCGGGAGTCCTTTCAGCCGATTGAACCCCCGAATAGACCCTGGGCCTTGCGGAGCCCAAAGATTCTCGTCTTGCGCACCAGCGAGTAACGGTGTCCAAGACCAATCATCAACCACCTGCCCAGACATGAAACTTCCCCAACCCATCAGGCTCATCAAAACTAACCATACTTCTCGACGCTGTTTAGTCTGGAGAGCTTTCTCAATTCGGTCAAGAGCTCCACCAATGCTTTTACCAACAACTTTCGTTGCAATAAAGTGAGCTTTTGACTTGTTGGATCCTTTCGGACCAATCACCATATATGCCGAAGTCCAACACTTCTTATGTTCTTTCTTGAAACGGTCCATACATCTCGCAACCGCCTTCCAATCAATCTTCTGCACAGGATGATACAAACCTTCCTGCATAATTACAGCAATCGTAGGTGGCCAGTTGCACCATCGGCAGAATGCCGTAAACTCTATGAAAGACGCGAAGCCTTGGTTTAAATGTGCTTCAGTTAGAACGTTCTGTCGAAGCCAGCGACTGACGCGGTCGTCTCTTCTCCGAATATTCGTAAACCTGTACTGCTGCAATATTGGATCTGTTGTCCACGGCGGCGGAGCACCAGACTCCTTACATTTGCGTAAGGCTTCCCGCGCGGCTACCCATTCAATCAGTGGGGCTGCTTCAGACATTCGATGATTCTCTTAACCGCTTTGTCCCGTGACACATACTCAATACCGAAGCCTTGCCCCTGCAAATGCTTCTTCACCCGTTCGAACTGCCGCTGCTGAACCTGGAGCAACGTATCATCCTTTCCCGGACGATACGCAGACTTATCCTGCCGTTCCTTCAGCGCCGCAAGGCACTGCTCCAAGGTTGTATCCAAGATCAGAATACGCACATCGTCTTTGTGTTCCAGTAACCACTTACCAATAGTCGGAGCCAAGATCCTGACCGAAAGAAGCACACCTTCATAGAGAATATCACCCTTGGACACATACTTGTCCAAAAGCTCAAGCATCAAAGCCATTCCCCGCATCGTGACATAATCACACCCCGCCATCCCCGGGACATTATAAGGGCCGAGAATATAGAACGGACAGCGCCCAGTCTCGCATAAATATGCTTCCGGCATTCTCGGACCGAGAGCCCCAAATATTGGCTTGGAAGGAAAATGTGCCAAGAGCTTACGCACAACGGTCGTCTTTCCCGAAGCATGATTGCCCCTAAGGTTCAAAATCATGCTTCCTCTAATAACTGGAGGATTACCTGCAAACCATTCTGCCTGGAAATGTCCATGCAGCGAACCACATCTTCCTGTATTAAAGTTCTACGAACCCGCTGAAATCCCTTGTAGGCTTGCGTAATATTCTTCAGCTTGAACTCACGTCCATCCTCGCGCTCAGACCGGCGCTGCTTGACCGCAACAACACACTCTTCAAAAGACGTATCCAAAAACAGACAGACCGAATCCTTTCCCCACGAGCGAGCGGTTTCTAGAGAGGTTGAGCTGATAGGTCTCAGGCTTACGCGGGCCAAGAATACCGTATATAGGGCGCGACGGGAAGCGGTCTAAGACACCCCGAACGAGCGTGCTTTTTCCTCCTCCATTTGTAGATCTGAGATTGAGAATCAAAACAAATACCCCGGCCTTGGAGCCTGTATAGGGACGGCTCTAACAGCCCGCTGAGCGCCCAATCCAGCCAGGTACCCTTCAAAGGCTTCATTCGCTACGGCGCGCGGGCGGGCCGCTCTGACCCATTGCAGAGCCTGCTGGCCCGAACAGCCTAAAAACTTTCGCACCACGAGCGCAGAAACAAGCCCGGAACGGTTACGACCCGCATGACACATGACCAGAACTCGCCCACCACCTTGCAAATGCTCAATCAATTCCTGGACTAGATCAGCTAGGTCTTCCTCTGGGAAACTAGCTCCATCCGGAATTGGTGTGTGACGATACCATTTGAAGAGCTTTTCCAACCGGAGGTCTTCCTGCCAAAGGTTGACCACACCCGTCAAGCCGAACTGCTGGATCCTCGCCTTACAACCAGCTAAATCATACCGTTTCCAATTTCCGGCTTGGTAAAGCTGATCAGGCAAGATCTCGTAGACACCTTTTTCGTGCACAACCATCGTTGGTAACTTGAATCGCTTGACTGGGTTGGAAAGATCTTTTGTCGCCTTATAGTCATACTTCAGGTCGGTCCAAGTATACCCCTGCGTCCCAAGAACCTCGGCTACATCCTTCCGTACCACGTCCCAACCCTGCAACTCACCCAAATGCTCATGCGGGAAAAGCCTCTTACGGATAGGCCAAATCTCAGAAGTTGTATTCCACTCCTGCTCCATCTTCAATGCATAAACCATTTCAGAATCGATCGAGCGCCCTGGATACTGCCGCAAGCCCTTCCAAGATTGTTTATAATCACAGAGCATAACCTGCAACTGAAACATATCAAGATCTACACCGAACTCATCCAACAATCGCTTCTGCGTGATACATACAAGCTTGTTGACGAGAGCCAAGACTTCCGGCGAATCGTCATGCTCAGCAACCTGAGGATAATCGGGCCAAAGATAACCAAGCATCTCACGAGGCGAAATCCCTCCAGCCGGACGGATATCTGGGTGTCTAACATCAGCTCCACAATAACGGCGGTAGTATTCCAAAAGCTTAATAGCAACATAGCGCCCAAGCCGAGTGACAGTCAATACTGCATCCCAGACGAGCTCGAAATTCTCTTCCGGAGAGCCATCAAGGGAATCTATCAACTCCGGAAGCGTAACCACAAATCGTGCATAGCCTTGGAGGTACTCCGTCATCCAATCAGGGCGGCGGACACATCGTCGCTCACGCCGCATCGTGATGCGCTTGAAATTAGCCGTCAGCCAGTTGAAGAGCTCAGCTTCTTTAGTCTTCTGAATCCTCTCCCAATCCCACATACGCCAAAGGACTTCGGCGTATGGAGAATTATAGACCGCTATGTAACACCCTCCACGCCAGAGCCGCTCCTCCAATGGAAGATGCTTACTCATTTCTCCTGAGAGCACCATATGCGGGTCAGGCCCTCCAGCCTTACACTCCCAACGCGCGAATTCGGAAAGGAACTTCCAGTGCTCTTCCGTGGTGAAAGTCAGACGCATCTACTCAGCCGCGACGGGGAGCCCCGTAATGTACGCCTCCAGCATATCCAGCGCGACGTCATCATCATACTGCTTCGGGGGCCGCTTCATGAAATACGCACTAGGCTCTTCAATAGTCCCACCTTGACCACGATCCAAGGCAATCTTTGCACAGCGAATTGCATCTATCACTATTCCAGCACTATTGGGTGAATCCCAAACCTCGAGCTTTACCTCGGCGTTCAAAGGGGCTCCACCAAAACCTCGCCCTTCAAGACGAATATACGCAATCTTTTTATCGCCAAGCCATTCCACATAATCAGAAGGACCAATATGGACATCTTTCCCGGCAAAGTCTACCCCTGAAATGGAGACAACTGCCTCCGTCTTCGAGAGCTTCTTACTGACGAGGCGTTCACGCTCTAACATATTGCGAAAATCTCCATTCCCGCCCACATTCAATTGGTACGTGCGATCCAATAAAACACCCCGGTCACGAAACAGCTGCGCAAGAACACGGTGGACGATTGTTGCCCCCACCTGAGACTTGATATCATCACCTATGATCGGAAGCCCTACTTTCTCAAACTCCTGCGCTCGGTGAAGATTACTCGCGATGAACGTCGGCATACAATTGATAAAGGCACAACCCGCTCCCATAGCCGTCTTCGCATAGAACCAAGCTGCCTCTTCAGAGCCCACAGGCAAATAGTTAATTAGAACCTGGGCCTTAACAGCCTCTAGCTCCTTGATCACATCACATGGAGGCCGAGTCGATTCCTTCACCCACCCTTTGATATACTGTCCAATTCCATCAAGGGTGGGCCCCCGCCGAACCTCTACCTCTTGCTGAGGAACCTCCGCAAACTGAAACGTGCTGTTTGGGTACGCCCAAATGGCCTCTGATAAATCGGCTCCAACCTTGGTCTCCGTCACGTCGAAAGCGGCAACCACCTTGATATCCCGCACGCTATATGGGCCAACCTTTGGCCGCACCAACCCCATTCGCGGGAGGTCATCAGTAGCATAATATTGCAGCCCCTGAAGTAGGGAATTTGCACAATTGCCTACACCTACAATGCCAACTCGAATCGGGTCAACCATCATGAACTCCTTTTTGCCCAACACAAGAAAGCTGTATCACTCCACCACTTCGGCTTGTGGAGTGGCTTACTCAACTTCACAACAAACCCCAACTCCTCAAGGCGCTTGATTATCCTTGGAGCGCGCTCGTAAGTTGGGTCAGCCTGCTGATAGTGATATTCAAAAAATATCTGTTGGAAAAGCGAAAGGTCTCCAAATTCCAAAATATCACCTTCAGGACCTTCGGCATCGATTTTCAAATTCCAGCTACCGGTCTTACCTAAACCCTTCACCGCAAGGCGCACCGCCTCCTTGAAAGAAATTACCGGAACTTCAATAGCTGGATGCGCACTCTTCCACCGATTTATGACCGTCGCCTTAGCCAAATTAATAAACGGCTTACCGGCCTTACGATGAGGCTTTGCCAATATCAGAGCAGTCTTCCTCGACTTAGGAGGGGTCTGCAGCACGCCTAATGACACAATATTAGCAGTAAAACCGTTCAAAAGCATGTGCTCCTTGTAAATCTTCACATGCAAATCCCAAGGCTCAAAGGACACTACCTGTGCCTTACGCTGCAATACAAACAACGCGAAGGTGCCAATGTAACCTCCAATATCCAGCCACTTCTGACCTTCTGTGATTATCAAATGCTTGGCGATTTCAGCATCAGTAATGTTCTCCCGCCAGACATCAAAGTCAGACGTCCCCTCCCGCAAATAGCACTTTATCCCCGCTTGCTCTACAAGCGTGCGCTCATATTCCGGAAAAAGCATTCCAGTCATCCTTCTCTGAGAGAAACGCAGAGGAGGGCTTTTAACGCCCCAGCGAGATAAACCCGTTATCCACATGATACTTCATGTGGTTGAACGGAATCCCAGCCTTACGCGCCTCAGCCACAGTCATACCCGGCTTGTATTTTGCAAAGACCTTCTGGCGGAGCGTACCCTTACGGAAGGGCGGCTCAGAAAGAACCTTGATCTTCGCATCCAGAGGTCCAATATTCGGCTTGCGACCACGACCAGCAGTCACTTTCGTGGACTTCCCAGACTTCGGCTTCGCAGCAACCTTTCCATTCTTACTTACAGTCTTAGCCACAACTTTCTCCTGTTCTCCAGAGGCAGCTTCCTCAGCCTTCTCCTCCGGTTCGTCTTCGGCTTCCGGTAATTCCAACGGCTGATAAAGCTCGGTTTCGTTTTCCAACGCCTCTTTATTCTTGTTCACCCAAACCTGAGCATCATCCGAGAGGGCTTCCCAGTTCTGGGCATCGGCGTCGGCCAGGGCATCAGCCTTCTTGAAGACCCGCACGGTGAAGTCTTCAGCGGACTCCCCAGCTTTGGGCTTCACCTTCGTCAGCGCGAGGAGCTCTTCTTGTACGGTAGACATAAGTTTCTACTCCAAAGTTGCATCTGGACTATTCAAACATACTTCAGCACTCTGCCCTTGGCTAAAAAGGCAACGTACCGCCTTATCGATCAGAGGATCACTCTCGTCACCGAGAAAATAGTCTCGTAGCTTTGTGATGACGCCTGATTGCCCCAGACAGCGGTCATAGTGCTCCTCGGTAGTCTCTCGGATTTTGCGCTTGCCCTTGACTATACGCGGAGTTGCCACACCAGGCAAGAACTTTTTACGCAGCCGGGTTCGCAGGTAGGGCACATCAGCCACGCCGTCGAGCAGGATCTGCTTGAGCATATCCGCAATTTCGGCCGGGGCGTTGGCAAGGAGCGTAGCCAGAGAAGCATCGCTGAGCTCGGCGGCGGACTCGGTCCAGGCTTCAATCCCTTCAGCCTGAGTGTCTGACAACTGCGCGTAACCGATTTCCTGCAACTTGGAGCGCGGGTTCTGCTGCAGGTCGGTTATGCGGTTATTGAACGCCATCTGGAAGTAAGCCATGAACCGCCTACGGTCCTCGTCATGAGCCTCGAACTCGGGGTGCATTGGCTCGAACCGCGCCCTACACTTCGCAAAGCAGAGATATCCTTCCTGCAGCAGGTCATCAAAGTCAAACCAGGATGCCACCTTCCAATGGTGTTTATGCACCGCATTGACTAGCCAACCCCGCAAGCCTGCGTCCAGGTAGGGATCGGCCTTATCCATCTTATCGCCCATCGTCCTACTCCCTTGGTTTTCATTTGAACAGTTCTCGTACCGTCACATTCTTAAGCTTAGGTCGGAACCGCTTCCGCACTCTCCGGTTCTCTTCTTGCTCCTTATAATCATCAAGCTGCCAGATAGCTTTGTAACGTGCATTCCGTGCCCTGGGGTAGCCGGAGGTTCCATGCTTGTGAGAACCCATTCCTCCTCTGCCTTATTGCATGGATTTACACCCAAGATTGAATTAGTTCATGTCCTTGTACGGCCGGCAGCGCACCAGGGTCTTCTATACCCTCAGGCAGCTTACCCACCGTGACGACCTGTGGCGTCAGATGTTCCTTGATCCGCAGCGTAAGATACTGCGCATCGGGGTCGAGTAAGAGTACCAGCCGATTGAACCGTGACATCAGCCGGTCCAGAAGGCTGACCTGAACCTCGGAGATATTCAGGCCAAAGAGGCAGGTACCATAGACACCTTTTTGCCGACCCAGAGCCGTTATACGCATGGCGTCAAATGGACCTTCACAAAGCACAAGCGTCTGTGGATTTGGAGCACGAAGAAGCAGTGGAAGCCCTAAGAGCAACTGGCCGGGGGGCTTGAGCGCCAGCAGGCCATCGTAGTCGTATCCCTCAACCCGATGAGTTGGCAGGGTCTTGTATCGCAACGTTTCACCCGACACGATGGACCGCGCCGTCCAGGTCTGGAGGCGTTCCCCGGCATCATAAATCGGGATGATCAGGCGGTAACGGTAAGGACCACGCACCGCATAGTGAAGCCGGTAGTTGAACACAAGCCAATTAACCTGCGGCGTGGTGTACCCACGGTCCTGAAGAAGATAGTTCCAAAACGGTGCCGCAAGCGGGCGGACGCCTTGCTCAGCCAAAGGCTTGAACTCGGGCGGAAACTCCAGCTTCTGCGGGCGCGCGGTGGCAGTAGGCTCCAACCTCATATTCTTCGCGACCTGAGCGGCAAGGTCGTTGTCTGCTGGGGGAGGAGAGGCTTCCTCCCCCGCTAGCCGCTTAGCCTCCTCCTGAGAACAGTTGAGAAGGGCCTGGATAAGCCAGATCGGGGAGCGGCCTGAGTGGGCTCGTGGGTTACGGAAACAGCGCCAGTGGCCGTCTCTATGAAGATTGAGATGTTCGGAGGGGTCGGCTGAGCCACAATAGGGGCACTTTATTGCCGGACGCCCCTTGGACGTGTTAGGTCCTGAGGTTACGTACGGAATGCCGTGCGAATTGAGGAAGCGGAGCCAGTCAAACACGGGAACGACCTCCCAGAACAAGGAGATCGGGGTACGCACAACAAGTCAGCCCGACCAGACCACCCTTTCTACCCCTTCTTTGGATAGAAAGCAAGCCCTTTCTTAGCCTTTTCAGCAAAATCTTTTTGGAAGGCGAACGGGGCCTCTTCCAGCCCCCAATGCGTGATCGTGACCCAACCCAAAAAGCCTGTCACATACTGCGCCCAAGCACTATTTGGGTAGTCCGTAACCTTGTCGATCAAAGCTTCCAACGGGGTGGTCGCGGGCTTGAACTCCTTCAAGCCCATGGCCTCCTCGAAGGCCTGGCGCATTTCGGGTTGTTCCCAAGCCCACAAGATGAAATCGCGCCAGGCTATTGTTTGGAAGTCATCTTTTACTTCAGCATTCGACTTCGTGGATATAACGGAGGACTTGCTCCGAGAAGCCGTCGATATGCGTCCAGGGGCCATAACCGACACCGTGCTTGTTGGAGGCAACATTGATCATGTACGCCTTCTTCGTGATCGGATCCGAAACGCGGTCGGCCGTCTGCTCATCTGAGATCACAATGATGCGGTCGTAGCCAAGCGTATTAGCTGCGTCAACCGCACGACCCAGATAGCTGCTTCTCAACCGAGAGCGCCGGGACGGCAGGTCCGCCTTCATGCGTGAAGTTCTTATTGCGGGCAGCTACATTCGTACGGGCCATGATAAGCTCCTTTATGGGTACGGTTACGTTAGTCGGCCGATAACGAGGAGAAGCAAGCAACGAAAACGGTAACAACGCGCTCTACCCCTGAGCTACTGGCCCCAAACTGTGGAGCCGGTTGGATTCGAACCAACGACCTCGTCCTCCTGAAGGAAGTAACCGTTCTCTTCAGCGTTCTCCCCGCTATCGGCGGAGCCTACAGACCCGAACACCCAAACGGAACCGAGCAAGAAGCGGAAACAGCATGCGTGGGTTTCCCCACAGCTTACAAGGCTGATGCAACTGTTTCCTACAGCGTCGGTTCCGCAAAGGTGCCTGGCAAGCAGCGAGTTCAGCATCTTTCATTTACAAGAAGTAGCTGAACTCTTCAGCGCAGGCAAAGCAACCATACCTGAGCTTTGACTAGAAAGCAAGTGCTTTAATACCTGATTAAAGCAAGTCGAAGTCTGGACCATGGACGGCACGGAACACCCGCTCCAATTCATCGGCTAGCGGGACGAAGCTACTAGAAGGCGGTAAGGCTTCAACAACAGACCCTTTCCGGGCGGGAGCGTCTTTGTGCGCATTATATCCATAGTCCGAGAGACACTGACGCGGGCGGTTACGCTTGGCACGCTTATCGATTTCAGAGTGGCGCATTTCAATCCTCGTCTTCCAGTTTATGCTTAGCAGGCCGAGTTTCAATGACCTGGATAGACGACCAATCTGGGTGAAGAACTTTAGCGGCAGCAACAACATCCTCAATATCGCCGTGGATGTTACTGTACTCGTGTTCCACTCCACACTTATTCGGAGCATCTAACGTGTTAACAGTAACTTGGATCATTTCAACGCCTCCAATAACGATTTTGGATTTGCCCGGAGCGCCGCGAGAATATCATCACCCTCGCGATGGAATTGAAGGATTTTACCGTCCAACGTGCCTCTTACACATAAGTCATACTGAAGCACAACCTTCTGCTGACCTTGCCGCCGCAGCCGCCGTTCAGCCTGTTCTCGATCTAGCACTCCAACTGGGCTTTCTACGAAGAAACAGTAGTTAGCCACCTGAAGACCATCCAACGAATACGCTCCAATCTTGTTGTTTATGATTGCAACCCGGCAGGCCTCATCACCCATAAACATCTTCAAGTCTGCGGCATAGTTTTTATTGCCCGACCAGAGCCAAATCGGGTCGTGTCCAACCTCTTTCAAATCATGGTAAATGCATCTACCTGTGTGCGTAAAATCATAAAAACACACAGCCTTGGAATCATCAGGCATCTCCTCGATCAATTCCAATAACCGGTCCAGCTTAGGGTTCTCCGCAAAGCCAATTTCTACCCGGTCGCCAGACTCATCGTTGCGGAAGCCTAGGAAGCCGGAAGACAGTTGCCGCATCCGCATGAAGGCATTCTTCATCTCCTGAAGGTTGCCCTTCGCCGCAATGATGTTATCAACCACCTTGCGGTAATACGCGCTAGCCTCCTCAGGTAGGCGAACCTCCTCAATGATCGGAATGAACTTAGACTTGATCCCGCACTCCTCCGCCGAATACGCGATAGAACGATGCTGCACAATCCTCATCAACTGTGGCATCATTTTCTTCTTGAACGTGTAATCCTTGGCAAAACCTTTTGGGTCCCAGGGATTGTCCTGCTCAGAATAGAACGCGGCGCGGAATAACCCAAGCGTCTCACCTAGTGTTTCACCACCGTCCACAATGTGGTGTTGCGACCAGAGCATCATAGGCTCACGGCCAAAAGGACGGCCCGCGAGGGCATAACAGAACTGAACGTTCTCACGCAACTTTGCACATAGCTTGGTTGTAAGACTGTGGAAATGCCCCGCGCGTGTTGATTCGTCCAGGATCAAAGCGTCCACATTCTTACCTAGTTGAGCGACAAGCTTGGGGTCCAACTTCATATGATTCTTAGGCTTGCCGCCCTTCTTACCGCGCTTACCCTTGACCCAATAGGTCGTCATATTTACAGCGGCCGGGTACGTAATGAAGATCAAGCCTTCCTTGAAAGTCTCGAGAGCCTCCCACTTCTCCTTTGAGCTAGGTTGTGAAAGTGCAATATATGGAATGTCTATATTCCAGTGGCTACGCTGCTTCTCCCAAGTTGGAAAGGCTTTGTCACTTGTGACGAAAACCAAGGCGCGGCGTATTTTACCGCATTCCCACCAGTAGCGCAAGAGCTCCAGGGAAAGTACTGTCTTTCCAGTACCCATGTCGTACCAGAAGCAGAACTGCGGGTAGGCTACTCCAAGCAGGAACCCAACCTTCTGACTCTTACGCAAACCTTGGTTTAGCTGAGGTAGCGGCTTGATGGACTTGAGCGCGGCGTCGAGGTCAGCGTCAGAGAATTCCTTGAGCCAGCGATGATCATCCCGAGGAGCCTTGAGGAAGGCTTTAATCGCCGACTGCGGGATCATTAGTCAATCTAAAATCGGACCAGCGTGCACAACTTAGGCATCTTCTCCGATACCAATCAATACCAAAAATTATTTTTGGTTCGTACGGTGAAATGTCTTTTAAGCAATAGCGACATTTATCAAGTTTCGCTGTTTCCATCTTCGCCTCGCAACTGTTCATCGTACATGGAAGACTTCAACGCTGATTCCAAGACATACTGCCCGATCGAATACGCTTGACTGATCACGATCTCATACCCCCCTTCCGTACTACGCGCATGGTCTACATAGAGCCGCGCGAGGTTCAACCGCTTCTCCGCTTCGGTCTGACTATACGTCAAGGTGTTATCTGCCGTAAACACCTTGGAGATGTCCTCGGTCACCATGTTCGACCGCACCCGCTTTGCACCTAACGAGCCCCGACCACCTTGTGTCGGCGCGAACAGCGCAAAGTTCCGCTGTTGAGCTAGACCCCGTAAGCCTACCACAGTCTGTCCAATACTGATACGCAAATTGTCCATGTCGTGCTTCATCAGGTCAGGGTAGTCTATGATCACGAGCGTGGGAACAAACTTCTCCATGGATTCCAGGTAGTCTAGATAAAACTGCAAGTTCGAGAGCGTGAGCGATCCAGAAGGGAACTCCTTGATGATGATTGACCCCAACCGCAACCCATGCGGCTTACGCTTCTCGCGCAAGAACTTTCTTATATTCGGGTCGGTAAACGCCATACGCGGCTTGACACTCTGACTCTCCCACCCAACAAGCCGCCGGAGCTGGTCGTATTCAAACTTCGTCCGCAGGTAGGCTACAGGACGCCGCGCCACACCGAAGAGAGCTTGATAGTAACGCCCCTCCACGGTAGCCTCGTCCATCTCGCAGGAAATATGCAACACCTTAGCCCGATGGAGAAGGCCTTGTTTACCAACATGAACGCATAACCAGCTTTTCCCTGAACCTTTGGGAGCAATATACAAAAGCATCTGCTTGTACGCCAAACCAAAATCGATACGGTCCAGTTCTTTGATTCCGAGAGGAATATCGACAGGCTTACGATCCAGGAAGGTGAAGTTACTATCGTTCAGTCGCGTACCAGTACTGATACCCTGAGTCTGAGCCTTCAAGGCATTGTAGAGAACCTGCTCGATCTGAACCGTCTCAGTATTAGCTCCATAAAGCTCACTGGCCCGCATGACAGCCGACTTGATCGACTGCCGCCTGATATGGTTTTGCGTCTGGCCAACAATATAACCCGCATTGAGGCCCCGGCCGAGCTCGGTAATTCCGGCTAGGAGCTTACGGAGACGGGGCGCGCGGTCACCCCGTTCCAGTGCCCAACCGAAGAGGTCATCCAGGTGAGCGTGCCCCGGTGCGCGGCCCTGCTCACGACGGTAAGCGAGAAGCTTAGTAGCAATTTCCTGATAGGGAGCGTCAAAGTGTTCGGGCTTAACCTGCGCCGCGACTACCGTGCCCTGCTTGTCGTTGAAGGCAAGGAGCGCGAGCAGACTCTCTTGTAAAGATGGAGGAAGAGTGTCCTCGGACACACCTAAGCGCCTCGGTATTTCTTGATTGCTTCTTCAACTTGATCGAGACTGTAGTCTCCACTACATTTCCACTCAACTGCCTTCCACACATCTTGAAGCCGAACCAAGCGTGCTTGAACCTGCCGTTCTACATGTTCTAAATAAGCCAAGATTGATTCAGTTTCCAAAGCCGCGTCTTTGTACCCAAAAGAAGTTAGCTGTGCTGCCATCTGCTCAAGATCTGAACGCTTGGCTAGCAACTCCTCCACGTCATTAGCAAAACAAAGATAGTTAAAGCTTCCTCCACTCATCATTTCACCTTGATCAACATGCCCAACATACCGGCCACGAGATAGCCAGGGTAGGAATTCTCCAAGGCTTCAGACACCTTGGAGATGTTCTGTAGCATGACCTTGAGCCCGAAGCCAGGAGTGTTCTGTAGATAGTCGGCTAGCGCACGGGCAACTAGCCTACCCAAAGCATACTGCTCGCCAGCGGTCAACGGGCGGCGCGTAGCGGCCTTCAGTAGCGTGCGGATAGACTCTGACTGCTGCTGATACCCAGAAGGCGCAACCCGCTTCCAGTCCATGCCTTTGTGTAGTAAGCCACGCCGGACGAGCTCGGTCACAATACCTTCAGTCAGCCAGTCATCAAGCGGGCGGTTGGGGTGAGTCTTGATACCTTGCAAAAGGAAGTCTAGCTTCTGCTTGATCTCCAGCTGCTCCTTGGGGTTGAGCTTAGGGATGAGCTTAAGCACGGTATTAAGTTCTGAAGGTTTAGACACAAATCTTAGGCTTCCAATCAAGAATAATATCTGTGGCACCGAACGGTCGCGTTGATCGCCAAGAATTGTCGTTCACAACGATCTTGTCCCAACCATTACATTCCATATTGGAAACGAGAATGCGCTCCTTCAGGTCGTTCCTAGTCTTCACGTCGGCCAGTGTCTCGATGCGGCCTCCAAGATGGTAGAAAGGGCTTCGGGCGCTCTCGTGACTATCAAGATCGTACTCCCCACGCGTTCTGGTCGTAAACTGGAAACCATAGGGCGTGGCATTGTAACGCTCGACAATATCATGCGCCATTTGCTGTGCCTGGTCTACATCCCATGAGTTTATAGGTTCTCTCACTGGTTTCAGCAACAAATGTACCTGGACTATAGAACGTCACAAAATGTTTCTCAATCATTCACAACCCCTTGATGGTGATCTCGACCTTCTGACCCTTGACGAGAGTAGGCTTCTCATCGCCCATATGAAGCCGCTCCCAGGAACCTTCAAAGCAAACCAGCCGAGCGGTTCAGTATCGATGACGGCCACCTTATCCACCATACGCCCGCGCACGTTGCGGTGCAGGAACTCCACGGACTTGACGGTGGTGTTGATCTTGTAGATCACTGTTCCTCAATTCCCTCCAGGAATACCTTGAAGTCTCTTTTGCTTGCTTTTGGCTTAGCCTTCTTAGGTGTGACATTGGCCAACATCTTATAAAACACTCGGCTAGTCGCGGCCCTGGTTCCATTCTCATGAATTATGGAATAGAGCTCAGCAAGCCCGCGCCGCAGAAGACGACGAAATCGAGCACGTTCCGTCTTCTCAATACTTCGAAACTTCATTTGTGTTCTCCCTCTTTATTTCAAGCATACCGCTAGCCTAATACGCATAAGGGTCTGATATCATCTCGTCGGGCAGGTTACAATAGGAATAAGCCCGGAACGGACCGAACCGATTAGGGTCTTTCCTAGACTGAGGCCAAGCTAGGATTGATCCTCTAAGGTTGGTGTCCTCACCTAATTCATCAAGGACGAAGTCCTCTTCGGCCGCGTAAGCGGGCTCATTCTTTGAAGTCGTAAGTATCTTACTTTCTTTCGTATATAGATCGCCCCCGCTTGAGGGTCCGGTTTCTGGCTTCTGGACCCCCGCTTGAGGGTCCGGTTTAGGCCCGCTTGAGGGTCCGCTTTTTCTAGGGACCTTAGGTTTGCGCTTAATAAACACAATCTTATCGTTTAGAGGCCAAGCCTCCATTGAGCCTTGATGAGCTTTGAACCAGTCACTCATCCGCCTTAGGCTGTTATCCAGCACCTGATTTCTAGCATGATGATTCAAACCCAGTTTGCGGGTCAGCCCACGTCTTCCATGTTTGTAGTTGAACTCTGTTCCATCATCGCTAAAGTGTTTGCTGTTCATCGAGTTCAATTGTAACAGCTCTAGCCTCTGTGTGGTTGCCTCACCTGATAGAGGTAGCGGTGTTGGCTCATAGAACCCCGTATTGAGTTGGATCCATTCTCGTTCTACAACAATCTCGATCCGGTTACTGCCCTTAGGAAGAGTAACCTTTACCAAAGGTGGTGGAAGCGTACGTTGGATGTGGCCTTTCCCCTCCACACCCTTATGACCGTTAGCCCACCACCGTGAGTAGACAAGGGAGAGCTCTTGCAGATAATCCAGCGAGTTGTGGAGCCTTACCCTATTTGTGTCTCGTGGGCTGAGGCCTACCCGCCGCGCTAAGTTCGCAAAGGAGGGGAAGATGATTTTGTTGGAGTGAGAGTGTTGCGCTTCCGCCAATACTTGGAACAGCACGTTCATGTCCAGGGCAGAAGGACATCGTTGTGTCTTGCTTTTGATTTGAATATGTGGGTCACTGGGGAGTGGTGCAGTCCATCTACCACTTTCGTCCCGCCCCCATTTCGCCCTGGTTCTAGGGTCTTGGGCCAAAGGGTAATTGAGAAAATTCTTGTTGAGATTGACCCCGTTGAAGAGCGGTCTTGGAGCAGCCTTTGGCGAAGTCGTTGAAGTTACAGGCGAATATTCTTTTCGTAGAGCCGAAGCGCGCATTTTTGGTCGGCCTCCTTTGGGCCTTTACCATGTAATGCGCTGGTCAAAACTTTTCGCTTGCCTGGGGCGCTGATCGGGGGTATAAGAACCCCCACTGATGGTGATCAGTACGTCCCCTACGTTTTTGACCAGCGCAAGGTTTCTACGGCGGCCCGGTGGGATACAGCCCCTTAACCGGGCCGCACGCTTTTTAACAGTTGACCAAGGCCCTTTATACCTCCGATTTCGCCCCGAGGCAACCTAAACCTTACGACGATAGGGAAGCCCGTAGAGAGACCTTCCCTCGCCCCGCTACTTGGCTACCCCTCGGCTAGAATAACTTACCAGCGAGGCTCTCAGGGCCGGAGGTTATCGACCCCTGACCCGACCCCGAGCCGAAAAGCCCTAATGATTTCGGTCGAGGGTTTGCTTTTACGGCAAGAGCGCCTATATAAAGCAAGCGTATGCTTTTAACGTAACCCCAGGGAGGCTTTCCATGCCTAAATTCACCTTCAAGGGCGCGGGCGGTGAGCGCACCGTGACCGCCAAGACCGAAGCTGAGGCCCGTCACAAGGCAATGGTGGAGCGCTGGGGTCCGCCCAATGGCCGCCCTGCCAAGGATACCAGCCCCGACGGGCGCTACCTGAGCGTAGGGCTGGACCTCTTCTCGGTGGAGGAGTGAGCCCCGCGTTTTACGCGGGTCAGGTATTACTTGCGTAAAATAATTTGCCGCACCCCCTTGCCTTTTACGCAATACCCCCTATATTAAGCATAGAGGAAGGGACCGCAAGCGGGAGCCTCCAAAACTCCCCCCGGCCCTCACCCTCCAGGCCCTAGCTAGAGATGGGCAACGCGGAAGGGCGTTGATACCCCAGTCTCTATGGCCTCTGGACCACCCAGCGCCCGGTTGTAGCGGTAACGCCAAAGTTGCACGGGGGCAGTCCAGCGGGAGAGGGAGCGCCAGCGGTGGCGTGCCTTCCAAAAGCACTTAGCTCCAGTCCAGGGATAACGCACGAAGTATCAGGCACGCGAGCGGTTACGGTAATTGAAACACCCGTTTCTGCTCAATAAGCCTGCACGCGCGGTTTAAGCCCCTCCCAAATATGTTTGAATTGCACCATGGGACGCATCCAGAACGGTGCGTCCCATGGTGCAATTCAAACAGTAGGAGGACAATATGAAGTACCAAATCTATGTTGTACCCCAGACGCTGACGGACGGCTCGAAAGTCTATGACGTGAAGCTCGGCAACTGGACGTTGTACGGCATAACCAAACACGACGCTGACGTTTGTGCTCTTGGTATCGCCGCACTCATCAACGATCACACGACAGACGACGCAGCCGTTTTTGACGACTAAAGCCAGCCCGCTACTGGGAACGGCGGAAATGCCGTAACAAGATAATATACAGCCTAGGAGCGTAGCGCCTTGCGCCCCTGCAAATGGGGCGTCCTGCGGTGCGCTTAAACACCAGTATGCTTCAATTGATAGGAGGGATACAAATGCTCTACACCCCCAAATACCGGGGTACGCGGCGTGAGTTCTGCGGTCCAACGGCTATAGCCGCAGTTACTGGCGCAAGCCTGGAAGAGGTACGGGACGCCATCCGCCAGGAGCGCGGGCCTGAGTTGCGCTCTGACGGCGGCTACATGCCAATCATGGGCCTACATAACGTCGAGATGCTCGGCGCGATGGATCAACTTGGCTGGAAAGTGGTCGAAGAAGACGCCTGGCGGGACCGGGCGGAACTGATGGCCGCGTCCCGCGCCAAGCTTTGTACGCTTGGCGAGTTCGCTGCCGAGCACGGCCACGACGGGCCTTACATCGTGAATGTCACCGGACACTACGTCGCGATCAGCCACGGTGAGTTCTGTGACACGCGGTCAATCTTGCCGGTTGAACTTGACCGCGCCATGAAGTGGAAAGGCTTGGCCGGAAAGTGGGTCAAGAACTGGTGGAAGTTTGCTCAGTTCTGAGTTCAGCGCAGTGCTCTCCCTTCCACAAGGAGAGCATCACGGTGAACTTGAAAATAGGAGGACACCAAAAATGCGTAAACCCAACATCAAACGATCGGGAGAGCGATTGATCCGGTTGGCGTACGAACTGGAAGCTCTTGCGGCCCGGTTGCGCGGAGCAGGAGAGGAAAGCGCCGCAAATGGTGTGCGGCATATTTCTTCCCAACTTGGCAATATCGGCCGCGACCTTGATCAGAACGCCCTCCAGCCCGAACGCGAGCAGCTCTTCAAGCTGGTAGCAGATCCAGACGACTGGAAGGCCCCGATCAACGCCTTCATCAAGTACGCCTGGAACATCACCCCCGAGCAGATGAACGACGCAATCGTTCACTTCACAGCTACGGAAGCCGCTTTCACCCATGAGACCCACGGCTATCACGTGACGGCCGTTGGCTACAGGAAAGGACCGTGTGGTCCGTAACAGGAGGAGAAAATGCGGAAACCTAAAGCAGTGAAGAAACCGCCAACCGTCGAAGACGAGTTGCTCCGGTTCGTGAAAGTCAAAAAGGCTCCCCGTAATCCTGCATATTTTGCGGTGTTATCGAAGGGAATAAACGCGCTATCCATGCGGGATTGGGAGCAGCTTAGCGATGCAACGCAAGCTTTTTGCAATTCCGTGATTTACACGACCGACGAGATTTACGGAATTCTTGACGATCTCAAGCAACGACTTGCTTCGAGGAAACGGATACACCCAAAACAGACAAAAGCCTGAGTTCAGCGCAGACGGGCTCTTCGGAGCCCGTTCACGGTGTACTCACGCACCCATTTCCTTTTTGATAGGAGGGAAAGAATGAAGCTCGTCCTCAAGGGAGTGTCCGCGCCGGAAACGGCAAAGACACTCAACCGCGCGTTCCGCGTCACAACCAAAGCCCTCGGCATCGCCAACTTCGCTGCCGAAGTCCACTGTCAGGTCAAGCCAGGGAAGGCTGAGGTCTCCAATTTCGCTACGCCCCAAGGCTACTTTCAACGGGTGGACGCGGAAATGGGCCAGACGCTGGACCGCCTGGTCGGCAATGTGGCAAAGATGCAGCTGTTCAGCTTCAACACGCCGCAGCTGATCGAGACCTTCATCCATGAGCTCGTCCACGTAGCGCAAATGCTACGGGGCGACCTCAAGCGGGTGCGGGGCGTATCGGTCTGGAAGGGTAGGCAGTACCGCGAGCCGCAGAGCTATGATGAGTACAAGCGCCTGCCCTGGGAAGTCGAAGCCGAGGCGTATGCCTTAAACATCAGCAGGAGGTTGGTATGAAGAAATTGGCGATGTATACTTACAACGGTTATAAAATCACGGTACGTCCTGCACCAGATGGTTTGAGCGGTCAAGTGGACGTGTTTGATCCCCGCTTTCTGCATAATCCATCTCTTTATCGGACCACTTCGATCGATTTGGCGTCAAAGTGGATTGATGCCTACCGTGATGGCCAGCAATGGGCGGTTAATGATGTGCGAAAGGACGACTACGTGGTCGATCCATGGCGTCGGGATAGCCCATTTCCCGGTGCGTAGACCGTAGCGGAGCGCCCTTTCTTCGGGAAGGGCGTCGCGGTACGATCCCGTACCATCCTGAATAGGAGGAGAATATCATGAAGACCGGAAGAACGTTACAAGAGCTTCTCGCCGAGGTTGTTCGTCAGCAAGAGAGTAAGCGCGACTTCGTGGCCGCGACGGACCATATCAGTCTCGTGCCCTCAACCGCTGCCAACGCATCTTGGGAGGCCCCTGTAGACAAAGTTGGGACTGACCTTGCCCTCATCATCGGCAGCGAAAAGGGAGATGCAACTCGCCTTTCCGTTGGCGTCAACGACCACGCCCACAACCAGATCGGGTCTCATACCAAGATCCCGGCCCAGTACTACGACCGGATGCGGACGCAGGACCCGAATCTGTTGGCGATCAACGTCAACGCCTGGTTCCGTAAGGACCCGCAACCGCGCATGATCCGTACGTTGGACGGTAAGGCGCGCGGCTTCCTCAGCGACCGCTACCGGCCGTTGGACAACTCGGACTTGCTGGAAGCGGCCCTCCCGCCGCTGCTCGATATGGGCGTGGCGGTCATGTCCACGCAGGTGACGGACACGAAGCTCTACGTCAAGGTCGTAGATGAGCGGATCAAGCGCGACCTGCCCGTTGAGTGGACACCTACCAACCGAGGCCACCAGCGGTTCGATACTGTCTCTCCGGCGCTGGTGCTGAGCAATTCGGAGGTTGGCTCCGGGGCGCTCAACGTACAGACTTCGGTCTGGACCGGAGGGTGCTCCAACCTGATGGTGATCACGGAGCGTTCCATGCGCAAATACCACATCGGCGGGCGGCACGAGCTCGGCGACGAGGTCTACCGCATGCTGAGTGACACCACCAAGAAGCTGACGGACGCCGCGCTCTGGGCGCAGTTGAAGGATGTCGTCTCTGGTGCCTTCAACGTTGCCCGGTTTGACGCCCAGGTGGAGAAGCTGAAGGCGGCGACGGCCGATAAGATCGAAGGCGACCCGATCAAGGTCGTTGAGATCACGGCCAAGAAGTTCGGGTTGCAGGAGACCGAGCGCAATGCGGTCTTGAAGCACCTGATCCAAGCCGGCACGCTGAACCGCTACGGGTTGCACGCGGCCGTCACCCGTGCAGCGGAAGATGTCGAGAGCTATGACCGCGCCTCCCAGCTCGAAGCGCTGGGCGGTGAAATCATCGAACTCGCCAAGAGCGATTGGCGCGAGCTAGCGATGGCTGCATAAATGCCGATAGGCGAAACCGGGAGAGCAATTTCCCGGTCTGGCGCGGGTTGGCATCGCGCCACTGATGAGCCAGCCACTCTTAATAGGAGGAATACAAAATGGATAGACTAACAGGCAATCAACTTCATCGCATAAACCTGGACCGAAAAGACCATCTCCACAATCCACCCCAAGGGCTGGTCACAAGTTGACGTTCCGGAAGGCATCAGCGGAGACTGGTCCGGTGAAGAAGTTCGAAGTCACAGCGCAGGAAGCGGGGTTGTTCAACCTACGCCTAATCCGTGATGGTCAAAGCCATCGAATCGTCCCGCCTGGAACATATACCAAATTGGTCCGCAAGGGCGAAGGCACAGTCATGTCCGACACCCCGGCCGAAGCTCACGAACACAACCGCCTTTTCACGATGGCGGAAGGCAAAGTTCTGCTCAATGGTCTGGGTCTTGGTTTCGCCCTCAAGACAATCTTGACCAAACCGGAGGTTGAGCGCGTTACCATCATCGAGAAATCTCCAAACGTGATTAACCTTGTTGCACCTACTTTCGCGGGACAGCGGGTTGAGATCATCGAAGCCGACGCCCTGACTTGGCGACCCAAGAAGGGTCAAGACTTCAACATCGTCTGGCATGATATCTGGACGGAAATCTGCGACGACAACAAGGCCGAGATGACCAAGCTGAAGCGGGCTTACAGCAGGAAGTGTGGCTGGCAAGCCTGTTGGTCGGAAGGATACCTGCGCTAAAATCGAAACCCCGGTATGCTTAATTACCGGGGTCGTTGTGGAATTGAGCAGCCATAACCTGATGAGATAGCTCTGTAACCGAATAGGAGGATACAAAAATGGAAGCCCAAGTCAATCAAGAGCGTCTGGCAAAGGTCCAGACCCTCTACAACGGTTCTCATCCACCTAACGGCAATGGTACCGTTGAAGCTTGCGTTATGGAAGCCGTCGCCTATGTCGCAGGAGAGCCCTGGTCCGACCACCCGGAATGCACTTGCCCAGTTCTGACCGCGTTCATGGTAGCCTGGAATGACGGGCTCCCGAACAACGCAGAACGTGACCGGCTTCTCAAGCCGCTCATTCCAAAGCTTGTAGGAACGCGATCCACTAAAGAAGTCGAACATCGTCGCGCTACAATGGCGGCGGATTGGCTCATCCGTGTTCATACTCCGGCTTGGTTGCGGCTTGCAAAGTTAAACGATCAAGCCGCACTATTGGAAGTCTTACCTGAAATCACGGACTTCGTGCAGTGTCCTTCACTAATGCCAACTCTGCAAGCAGTCCGAAAGGATGCAGAAGCTACTTGGGCCGCTGCTGGGGCCG